CATTTGGAATATCGTCATTCTCAAGCTTCCACGCATTAGCAAGAGCAGATATTGAAAGAGATTTAAGAATAAGATGGTTTCCAGTTTACTCAAAAGAAACTTATAGAGATATAGCAATACTAAACACAACTGAAATGGACGGAACATTATTAACTGATGCACAGTTTAAAAGACTAAGTGTATTTAGAGTAATAGGTTTTTACGTTTGTTCGCAATTAACTAAATTTAACTCAAACGATAACCTAGATAGATTCCAAGTTATGATGAAACACTACAAACAACTGTATGCTGATGAATTTGAATCTATACTAAGAGATGGTGTTGAATATGATGCTGACGATAGCAATACAGTTCAAGATGCTGAAAAAGCACCTTATCATAGACTTAAACTAATTAGATGAAACTAACTATAAGTGATAACTCATTACAAGTTGCTAAGAACTTTGAAAAACAAGTAAGAGAACAACCACTAATAGTTAAGACTGCTTTAGGAAGAACTGCTGAGTTTTTAATTGGTTTAATTAAACAAAGAACTCAAAGAGGTATGAGTGCTGATGGCAATTCTTTTCCACCATACACAGAAGCTTACAAAACATTTAGACAACAAGGTGGGCGACAAACACAATATCCTGATCTAAATTTCTCAGGTCAAATGTTATCAAACATGACACAAAGATCAGAACCAGATTATGCAGTTATTTACTTTGCAAACAAATTTCAAAATGTTAAAGCTTTAGGTAATCAAAAGAAACGTAAATTCTTTGCTATTGGTTCAAAAGAAATACAACCAGTAATGAATGTATTTATGCAAACCTACAACAAACTTAGCAAAGTATGAGTAAACGAGAAGATATAGCATCTAATATAGTAACAGCAATTTCAACAGGAACATCTCCTATAACTTTAAAGAAAGTTACTAGAGAACCTTTTAACGTAGATGAATTATCTGAACAACAATATCCAGCTTGTTTCGTACAATCTGGTAATGAAGTTAGATCAGATGAAACAATGACATCAAGCACTATTACAAGACAAGCAACTGCTGATTTTGTAATTGTTGGATATGTAAAAGGAACTACAACAAATATTGACACAAAACGTAATGAGTTGATCACTACGATTGAAACTAGATTAAATTCTGATAGAACACGAGGTGGGTATGCAAAACAAACTCAAGTAGTAGAAGTAAGTACAGATGAGGGGGTTTTGTTCCCAGTAGGTGGTATCAGAATGGTAGTGCGAGTAATGTATCAATACACTTCTGGCACACCTTAACATTAACTAAACAAGGAGAACAACATGGCAACTCATACTGGTTCAGAAGGAACTATGAAAGTTGGTAACAATACTGTGGGCGAATTAAGAAGCTACACATTAGACCAAACTGCTGACACTATTGAAGATACTTCAATGGGAGATGCAACAAGAACGTATAAAGTTGGTTTAAAAGCATGGTCAGGTTCAGCTTCATTATTTTTTGATGAACTTGATACTGGACAAGATGCTTTAATAATCGGAACATCAGTAGCACTAAAAGTTTACCCTGAAGGTGCTTCTTCTGGCGATACATATTACTATGGTGATGCAATTATCACTGGTAAAAACATTTCTGCATCTTTTGATGGAATGGTAGAAGCTGAAGTTACATTCACTGGAACAGGTGTATTAACTGAAGGAACTGCGTAATTAATTATTAATTAGAAAAGGAAGATATGAACGTAATAGATAGAGTGAAGGCACAATTTGAATCTTTAGGCATTAAAAAGATTGAGGTAGCTGAGTGGGGCGAGGAAGGCAAACCTTTAATAATATATTGCTCACCATTTACATTAGCTGAAAAAAGAAACCTATTTAAAGGTGCTAAGAATGATGATCTAGGAGTATTAGTAGATGCAATAGTTTTAAAAGCTAGAGATGGAGAAGGAAATAAAATATTTAAGCTAGATGACAAACAAGTATTATTGAATAATGCTGATGCAAATGTTATAGCTAGAGTAGCAACAGAAATGTTAGCTGGTATTTCTTACGAGGAAGCTGAAAAAAAGTAAGAGTTGATTCTGAGTTGTATTCCATACTTGCTTTGGGTCAAGAGTTAAAACTGAGTATGGAAGAAGTTTTGTGTATGACACAAGATGAATTTTATTATTGGATAGCTTACTTTAAAGTGAAGGCAGAAAAAGAGAAACAACACTATGGCAGATCAGCAGTTAAAAATAAGAATTGATGCAATAGACAATGCTACAAAAGCACTTACAGAAGTAAAGAACCAATTAAAAGGTTTATCATCTACAACTGAAAACGTATCAAACTCATTTTTAACATTTAGAAATGCTATACTTGCTGTAACTGCTTATATAGGCACAGTAACAATAAAAAACATAGTTGATACAACTGCAAAATTCCAAGATTTAAGAACTACATTATCAGCAATAACCAAATCAACAGATTCTGGTTCAGAAGCATTTAGATTATTAAATGATTTATCTAAAAAAAGTCGTTTTGATATTAGTCAATTATCTGATTCTTTTATAACACTATATAATTCAGGAATTAATCCTACTGAAAAACTATTAAAAACATTTATAGATACTGCTTCTAATACTGCAAATAGATTAGATACCTTAAATGATTTAACAAGATTATATGCTAGAGCATCAACTGGTGCTGGTATAGGTACACAATCATTAACTCAACTAGCTTCAAAAGGTATTCCAGTATTTGATATATTAGAAAAAAAATTAGGATTATCAAGAGATCAAGTTACAAGTTTTGCTGAGAAATCTAAAAATGCTACATTAATACTAAATGCACTAACAGAAGGTTTACAAAAGTTGTATGGTGGAACATCAGAAAAAGATATTAACAAATTAACTTTTGCACAAGCATTATTAAACAAACAGTTTTTAGACTTCCAAGCAATCATTGGTGGTGAGTTTCAAGAATCTTTAGTAACATTATTAAATAAATTTGGTCAAATATTAGAAACTGCAAGACCAATAGCAACTATTATTGGAGAGACATTAAATGTAGCAGTTCAAGGATTAAATACTTACTTTGATGGTGTAAACAAAACATTACAGTTCTTTATTGATCTATTTAGAGAAATAGAATCTTTATTAAAACCAGTAACAGATTTATTTAAGTCTTTTGGAGAAGTAGTAGAATTAAATGTATTAAAAACTTGGAACAAGTTTACTAACGCATTAGATTTTGGTATTCAAAAATACAAAGAATTTAAATCCTTAATTACTGGACAACCATTAGAAGTTCCAGTTGTTAATGCAAGAACAGAACAAGAAGAATATAAAATAACTCCACCAGAAAGTAAAAAAGAAGAACTTACATTTTTAGAAAGTGTATTAAAAGAATTTAATAAATTATCTATTGTAACAAAAACAGTAGAAGAAAATATAGCTGGTGGAATGGTTAAAGCAATAGGAGACTTTTCAAGAGGTATTGCAGAATCAATAGTGTTAGGGAAATCATTACAAGGAACATTAAAAGGAATAGCACAAACTATCCTAATAGAAATAATATCAGCACAAGTAAAAGAGATAGCAGTATTGCTTTCTAAATTAGCAGTAGTAAAAGCAATAGCATTTTATAATTCACTAGGTAGTAGTGGTGGTAGTGGAAGCTTCTTAGGTAGTTTAGCTAAAATAGGAATGAGTGCATTTGGTGGTGGAGACATAACTGCAACTGAAGGTTCATTCGCAGAAGGTGGTTCTGTTAGAGGTGGTATGCCAATAACAGTTGGAGAAAGAGGTAGAGAATTATTTGTACCTAATACAAATGGAACTATTGTTCCTAATCAAGATTTAGGAATGGGTAGTAATATAACATTTAATATTCAAGCAAATGATGTTAGAGGTATTAAAGAATTATTAATTGACAATAGAGCAACCATAATTAACTTAGTTAATCAGGGTGCTAATCAAAAAGGAAAATCTAACGTAGTATGAGTGGCACATTCCCTTCAAGTCCAGCACCTAGAGATGTAGCAATTAGTTCTAATCAGAATACTATTGTAACTACAACTGCTTCTGGCAGACGACAAGCAAGACAAATTGATGGTCAAAGATTTAAGTTAAGAGTTAGATTCCCAGTTATGACTAGAGCAGAATTTGCACCTATTAATGCTTTCATAATGAAACAAAGATCACAAATGGAATCATTCCAATATGTTCCACCAACAATAGATGATTCTTTAGGAGTTGCTTCAGGAGTTATATCTGTAAATGGTGCAGTAAGTGCTGGTGCTACTTCTTGCTCTATAGATGGTATGGCAAATAGCACATCAGGAGTATTTAAAGCTGGAGATTATTTTAGATTTACTGGACAGAATAAAGTTTACATGGTTATGGCAGATGTTAATTCAAATGGTTCTGGTGCAGGAACGTTAACATTTGAACCACCACTAAGAAGTGCTTTATCTGATAATACAGTTTTAATTTATTCTAATGTAGATTTTACAGTTGGATTAACTGGAGATGTCCAAGAATTTACTATCGGCACAGAAAACTATTTTCAATACGAAGTTGATCTTATAGAGGTATTGTAATGACTAGATCATTAAGTGCTTCGCTAATAACAGAACTTGCAACTAATAAACTTAATCCAGTTGAGTTAGTTTATTTAGGTATAAGCACAGGAACATATTACACAGATCATTACAAAGATATTACTTATGATGGAAATACTTACACAGCTTCATCATTATTTTTAGGTAGTTCAGAAGTACAAGAAACTGCTGATGTTGCAGTTAATAATCTTACACTTAAATTCTCAGGTGCAGAT